TTAAAATATTAGTCGGTGATGGTCCGTATCTTAAAACACTTAAAAAGAAATATCCAGATGTTAAATTTGTAGGTAAAAAAGTTGGTCAAGAGTTAGCAAAATATTATCAAAATGCTGATGTGTTTGTATTTCCAAGTAAAGTTGATACATTTGGTGTGGTGCAAATTGAGGCTATGGCGTGTGGTACACCAGTTGCAGCTTATCCAGTTATCGGCCCTATTGATATTATTAAACACGGATATAATGGTTATATGGAAGATAACTTGGAAAGTGCAATACGAGGTTGTTTGCATTTAGATAGAAAAAAAGTATTCACAATGTCTAAAAAATGGACTTGGGAAAACTGTTATAAACAATTTAGGGATATATTATTAAATGTTCAAACACAAAACTGATTTAAATATACCAGATATAAAAGCAAAAACAACTGATGGTATAAGATTATATGAAACACCAGAGGGTAAGTTCTATCCATCTATTACAACTGTTTTAAAGAATAGAGGTAAAGAAGGTTTATTTGAGTGGAGAAACAGAGTTGGTGATGATGTTGCAAATTATGTTGCAAGAAAATCTGCAACCAGAGGAACTCAAGTACACCATTATTGTGAAAAGTATTTAGACAATGGTTATGAGAACAAAGATTGGAATGAATATAAAAAAGGTAGGTTTCTATCGTATTGTATGTTCTCACAACTAAAACCATATTTAGATGAATCTATTGGATTAGTGCATTGTCAAGAACAAACACTATGGCACAACTTTTATAAAATCGCTGGTAGAGTAGATTGTATTGCAGAATGGGACGGAGTTCTATCTGTCATTGATTTTAAAACAAGTACAAAAGAACGAAAAGATGATTGGAACGAAAACTATTACATACAGGCCTCTGCATATGCAGAGATGTATCAAGAAAGAACATTACAAGAGATAGAACAGATAGTTATATTAGTGGTTACAGAAGATGGCACAGTACAAGAGTTCAAAAAAAAGAAACATCAATATTTACATCTACTTGACAAAGAGTTAAATATATATTATAATACTGTAACGACTGGAGTATAATATAATTTTGTTCATATAACTTACAGAAATATAAATTATACATATAGAGATACTTGATGAAAATAATTTGGAGATAGACTGGACGAGGGGGCAGTACCCTCCACCTCCACCAAAACCCCTAATGAGGGGGTGAAATAGGGTTGACAGGTATTTAAGAGTTATTGGAGAGTATGGGTTGACTTCCTTATAGGTCAAACACAATAAATGCAAACGACAATTTTGCATCTCAAGATTTCGCTCTCGCAGCTTAATCGGATAGGGTTCGGTGAGTTCCTAGTAACAGAATACTCACCATAATAATAATGAGTGGTCTGCGGCCCAAGGCAACCAGCACTCCATACTAGTTAGGAGAATAACTATGGCTTGGTCAAAACCAACTATTACTGAAATTTCAGTAGGACTAGAAATTAATTCTTACGCTTGCGCTGAGAAGTAATTTTATTGAATAAGGGGTGGGGTATAATACCTTCAAGGTTTGAACCCACCCTTTTTTTTATTAGATTGTGAATATATAATGACACCAAAAACATTTTCAATATACATAGAATCTCAAGTCAGAGAGAAAAATATCACACATATGGATGCGATATTAGAATATTGTATCAAGAATGAAATAGAACCAGATTCAATCACTGGTTTAATCCAGAAACCACTTAAAGATAAAATAGAAGCAAACGCAAGAGATTTAAACTTTTTACCTAAAATGGGTAAACTACCAGTATGATTCATATTATGGACGCCTTTAATGCATTTAAAATTTATATGGGTTTGAAAGCACATTTCAACTCAGACTACGATTTCACAAAGTACGGTGGTAAAACTAGAGCTAGTAAATCAAGTTATCTAAAAAGAAAAGACAAACATTTTTTTGGTAAAGTTGCAAGAAAGTATGGAGATGATACACAAGACTTTTTTGTATCTAATTTTTTAAAAAATGAAAAAGGTTATATTGGTGAGTTCAATGATAGAAACTTTACAGATTGGAAAAAAAGACATCAATCATTAAAATATATGTTTGAACAAGATATGAACTTGTTGTTAAATCAAGTTACAGATTTTAATAAATTATTTACTGTTGAAAATGGACAACACCCAATATTGTTTAGAAATTATTTATCACAAAGAATTAATATAGAAACAATGATTATATTAAACAAGTTAGTAAACTATCAGAAAGATTGGGATAAACAAATAAATGAAAATATAATATGGCCTAATCATAAAAACAAATTAAATAATTACAATTCACTATTGACAATTAATGAAACAGAGTATAAAATGAAAGTTCTTAATTTAACAAAAAATAAAAAGTAATGCATATAACATCAATATACGATAAAGAAGGTAAAGAAGTAAATAGATTAGAAATTGACGATGATTTAACTCATTGTGGTGGTAGAGTTTGGAAAGGTAAAGAACATTATTATAAAGGTTTAGGTATACCATACACTCATCACCAATTACTAGAAAAAGATATTACAGACGATACCGAGTTTGATACAATTCAAGATACAAATATATTTTATCTAGGATATTCTGTAAGTAGAAAAAGTTGGAAAAATAAAGTAGGAATATTTCAAGAAAGATATCAACCTTTTTTTCCAGACTTTATTGGTGCTTGTAGTGTTAAAGAAAAAACAATCACTGGTAATGCTAGATGTTTTAAAAAATCATCTGTAAATGTTATAGAAGTAATTAATTATGATATGGTAAACAAACAGTATTATTTTAAAATGGATTACGAGTGTGAAAGAAGAAGTTATATACAAGATGGTGGTGACCCCAGAAATTTAAAAAGTCTTATAGAATATATGTTAAGAAGTGATTGGAATTTTTTATGGGATAAAGGTGCAATCAATGATATAACACCAGAGGGTCTGGTGTCAGATGTGGCTGACCTATTTGAGTCAGATGAATTGCACCATCAATTAGGAACTGTGTATTCTGTTTTATACAGTTTATACAATGTTAATGTACAAAAATATTTTGAGTTTCTTAAACATATGAAATTAGAACATAAGAATCAATCTTCTTTTATTACTAATTCCATATTGATTTTAGAAAATAATGGTATTGATACTTTACCATTAAAACCTTTTGATGAGGATATGAAGAACTTTAAACATACAGTTTTGAATTTCTTATTACAAGGTAAAAATTGTGCATATTGTTCTTGTGATATGTTTATACACGAGGGTGATATGGTCAGAGATGACTATGTACGAAATGTATCAAAACAACTACAACACATACAATATTAATCTTAACTTGGAGTGAAAATGGAACAAAAACAATCTAACGAATCTTTAGTAAGAGAAAGAGATTTTTATCGTTCTAAATTTGAAGGTATGGAAAAGAAAATTAAAAGTCTAACAACAGACTGTGCATATTTAAAAAAAGATAATGACGGACTTAGAGATAGACTTAAAGAAATGAATAAACAGGCTTTTGTTAAAAACAGAAGAAACTTTAGGAGATAGGTGTGGAACAGAGATTTACATTTATAAAAACAAATGAAATAAAAGAAGATTTTGATTCTGAGGAGAGAGTAGAAGTTGAAGTTGTTATGGAAGATAATGATTTAGGACAACTTGAAGAAAAGTTTAGTAACTTTTTAAAGGGTTGTGGTTATGAAAACATTTCAGTATCAATAACAGAACCTAGAATTGAAGAAGATAGTGACCATTTAGGTGACCTAGATGATGAACTAGAAGACATAGATGAGGTTGATAATATTCGTGCATTTAAAAAAAAGAGTATGTACAATGATGATTTTGATAAACCATCTGATACAGAGTGATGCAACAACTATCTTTATTGGATTTTATAGTGGATAATAGTAAACCTAAAAATGTATTTGTACTTGGTAATGGTGAATCTAGAGATGGATATGACCTAAAACAATTTAGACAATGGGGAAAGATTTATGGGTGTAATGCACTTTATAGAGATTTCCAACCAGATGGATTAATATCAACTGATTGGGCTATGATGCACGAGGTATATTCATCTGGTTATTGTTCTGATAACAAATGTTATTTTAGACAATGGAAACTGTTACCAGAACAATTCTTTGAGATGTTACAATATACTGGATTAGAACAATCAAGTATGGAACAACTGAATGAACAACTCAAGAGTTTAGATTTAGATACAGTAGATAAATTTTTACATCAAAATGAAAAAGGTTCTAGAACACAATTAGTTTGTCACGGAATAGACCCAGAGAGATTTAAAGATGCGATATTAGAAATATTATCAAAGTTTAAAGGATTACCGAAAGGTGATGTAAGACAAAAACTAGGTAATGCTGGTTTATGGATTACTTGGGTTGATGAAAATGATAAGGTTCAAGATTTAGATACATTTTTTGATGGTGAGTTTTTAGGTTGGAGTTCAGGCCCTACTGCCGTCAGAGTTGCGATAGAAGAAAATAAAGATATAGATAATGTGTATATGTTAGGATTTGATATGCCGAGAGAAGGTAAAGTTAATAATGTATATAAAGATACAGATTGTTATATTACCTCTGATTGCAAATATGTAAGTCCTATGAACTGGATAGAACAACACCAAAACAACTTTAAGAAAT